TCTTTGTTCATGTGTCACGTTGCTGGTTCATGTTTAATGCAGGGTAAAAATGTATTATACATAACTATGGAAATGGCAGAAGAGCGAATCGCAGAACGTATTGATGCGAACCAACTAAATCTAACCATGGATGAGTTGAAGGTTGTTGACAAGGATATCTTTGAGAATCGTATTAGTAAAATCGCTAACAAGACCAAAGGTAAACTTATCATTAAAGAATACCCAACTGCAGGCGCACACGCTGGTCATTTCCGTGCATTGTTAGAAGAATTAAAGATGAAGCGTGATTTCATTCCAGATATCATCTTCATTGACTATCTGAATATCTGCGCTTCGCAGCGCATGAAGCAAGGTGGCTCAGTTAACTCTTATACATATGTAAAGGCAATCGCAGAAGAATTAAGAGGTTTAGCAGTTGAATATAATGTTCCAATTGTGTCAGCAACTCAAACAACTCGATCTGGATATACAAACTCAGACCCAGGACTTGAGGACACTTCAGAATCTTTTGGTTTGCCTGCAACAGCAGACTTTATGTTTGCGCTAGTTAGTAATGAAGAATTAGAAGCACTGAATCAGATTATCGTTAAGCAATTGAAGAATCGCTATAATGACCCAAGTTATTTTAAGAGATTCGTAGTTGGTATTGATAGAGCAAAGATGAAACTGTACGATGTAGAAGCATCTGCTCAAGAAGGATTGAGTGATGCTGGACAAGACGACGAACCGATGTTTGACAAGAGTTCGTTCGGACGTAGACAAAAGACAGAATCATTCGAAGGGTTTAAGTTTTAAGGAGAATTAAATGAGTATCGACGCTGGAAGAAATGTTAAAGTTGTAGTATTGGAGCAAGCAGAAATCACCCCACGCCCAGACCTAGTTGGTAAGTGGTTGGATGATTCTCATTATCACACTCTTGTTGAATATGATATGGATCTATATCTACCACCATCATGTTCAATGGAAATGAATGCTGCTGATAACTGCGATCGTAATCTACAATGTGGTGGTTGCTCGAAGGCACTTGATGAACGCAACATCGTTTTCAAATTCCGTAAGAACTACTTCAGCGATGAGATGGTTCAATCCGCATACGAAGGTCTTCGTGATGCTGCACAGGAAACACAGAATCGTGGTACTGCAGCTGGTCCACGTGAGGGTAAGCTGGGTAATCGTGAATGGGTAACTTCATATCAGTGGGATGTGCTAGATGCATTCAAGGATAATAAAGCTAACCTAATGAATGAAGATCCAATCACAGCCATTCAATCTAAGTACGCAGAGAGTAAAGCAGACATCCCAAGTAATCGTGCTCAGGTTTGGTCTATTGAGCGTGTGCGTGATGCTGCATTTGACTTTGACACATGGGTTGAAGCCACACGTAAACTATCCCCTGATGAGCAATCTGCAGAAGCAGAGTGGGTTGAGTCAGACTTAATTTGTAAGACAACTTACGCTAACTCAGTTATGTCTGGTATTGCTGGTTGGTACGATCGCTATCCACGCATTCCTTATGGTCGTGCAACATCTTACACTGAGCAAAATCCAGAGAAGTTCGCTAAATCATATCCATACCTACAGCATCTCTCAGAAGCGTTCAACGAATTGTTACCATGGCGTTATGGTAATCAGAAAGCTGCTTCAGAAAATGTAGACAAGCGATTCCTAGTACCAAACACTCCTTTCTCAACCATTACGGTTAATCGTAACTTTAGAACGGCAGCACATTATGACCCTGCGAACATGGAAAATGGTTTTGCTAATATCTGCGTGTTTAGTAACTCAGATAATTATCGTGGAGCATATCTTGTTTTCCCAGAAATTGGATATGCTATTAATATCCGCCCTGGAGACCTTCTCTTCGTTAACAATATGGCTGGCTTGCACGGTAACACGGAACTAATCCTAGACGATCCAACAGCAGAACGTATCTCAATCATTGCCTTCTTCCACGAAGGTATGTTGACCCTTGGTTCATGGGAATACGAGCAAACCCGCAAGAAGTATGTTGAGTGGTGTCGTGGTAATGTCAACCACCCATACTACAAGCCACGTTTCAATGGTGTTTGGCCAGGAATGTGGGAGAGCCAAGAGTGGTTTGATTTCTGCGAGAAAGAACTTGGTCGTGATGAACTACTAAAGTATCACCCAGAAGCAAACTCTAACTCACTAGACGAGTTCTTTGTATAATGTGTGGAGTTATTGGAGCAGTCCTGCTAGAGCCAACTAAGCAGGACTTTGCTATGCTAAGGCGTGTGTTCCATGAGTCTAAGATTCGTGGAATGCATGCTACTGGTATCTCGTTCTTACCAAACTGGTCAACTGGAATTGAAACTATCAAGGAATCTATTCCAGCAGACCAATTTGTAGATAAACATCTACACGATGATAATCTTGGGGACATGATTGCAAACGATGGTAATCTTTACCTAATTGGTCACTGTCGTTATTCAACTAGCGATCTAGAGTATAACCAACCACTCGGACATGCAGATAAATCAATTGTTCATAATGGTGTTATCACGCAAGAGTTACCAGAGAACTGGAAAGAACTATATGGTTACGATTGTATGACCAAGAACGATAGCGAGTTAGTATTACACTCAGAAGATGCATTGAGGGAATTCTCTCATATGTCTATGGGTGTTATCGAGTTGCACGTTAGTAAGAAATTGCGATTCTACCGCAACGGCAAACGACCATTATACTTGTCTTGCATACCTAATGGGTGTATAATTACTTCTACAGCTGATATTGCTAACCGTGCTCAGGTTGGTGGTCAGCCAGTGGAAGTTTTGATGAATCATTATATTACAATGGACAGTAATCTTGCAATGATGATTGAGAAAGTCGAAGTTGCAGACGCCGTGGATTATCAACATGCTATTCGTTAATTCAACTAGAGTTGAAGAGTTAATTAAAAATTCACCAGCTGGTAAGAACACCAAGTTCTTATCGGCTGCGCACTCATTGTGGTATCGCTTTAAGAATTATGAGAAGTCTCCACCAATGGCTTATGAAGACGATGGTGAGATCGTTTGTTTAATTTTTGCTACTTTTAATCGTGATGGATACACTAATCTCTACGAAATTGTTACACTGGAAGGAAGAGAAGGTAAAGGGTATGCTAGCAAGTGCTGGGATGCTTGGATCCGCTACGCCTGCGAAGAACGTAAGTCAAAGCGTCTCAAAATATCTTGCACACCAAGTTCAGTCAGCTGGCACTACAGAAACGGACTCATCTGGTGGGCGGTCGATCCAACAGGATCTCTTAGAAGTGACCAGCCACTATTTCCAACTAGACAAGAACAAATAGCATACCGTGATAATGCTATTGTGAATCCGCTTCAAGCACTACCACCATATAAAGCACGTGAGCAATTCCGTAAAGAAGGTTTGGAATCTCATAAGTTTGGTGTGAAGAAGAAAGCAAAGACACAAGAAGCGATTGACAAAGTCGGTAAGGCGTGGCTTCGTGACGCATTAATGGAACAACCTTCACTTGAAGAATTTTTGAAATAATGGATTATCGTTTAAAAGAAAATCGTAGAGAAGCGTTCATTCGTTGGTATGTGTGGTCGATGAAATATGATGACTGCGATCCAGCTGTGTGGATGACTAATTATCTACATAATCGTTATGAACATAATGATGAAGAACGAATCTGGTTGGCTTGGTTATATGGTAATACATATCAACTACCAACTACTTGGGTACTGAAGAACGAATTCCCAGACTTTGAGTTGGCTACTGTTGATCGCATCGAACAATGGAATACCGCTAACTATAAGCGACTTCGTTATCAAACTGATACAAAGTGGAACAAGGGTCATCTGCCAGCCATGTTCGCTTCCTACCAACAATTCATCGGCAGTAAAACGCAAAGAGAAAGGTTGGAGAGTTTTTATGGAGACAATGAAGAGCAGTCATTTGAAAATCTGTGGACAGGCATTAAAACTAGCCTTCACAAGTTTGGGCGTTATTCTACTTGGTTTTACCTTCAGCATCTTCGCCATACTGCTGGCATTAGGGTTGAGCCTACTAGCCTTATGTTGTCTGATTACGACGGTTCTCGTTCTCACCGTAATGGCTTACATCTCGCCATCGGCGAAGACGACTATTACGATCAGAAACTTTCTAGTCAGCATTATGCTAACCTTGAAGCAGAAGCGAGAAGCATTCTCGAAGAAACAAAGGCGAGGTTCCCCGAACTACTGGAACAGATAGACTTCTTCACGATGGAAACTTGCTTGTGTTCTTTCAAGAAGATTTTCCGTGTGAAGCATGGTCGTTATCTTGGATACTACCTAGATCGTCAAGCTGAAGAAATTCAGATGGCTGAGGGTGATGGTTGGTATGGTATTGACTGGTATGTTTTGTGGCAAGCTAGAAATGAAACGATTGACCTGCGTTTACAATCTGGTAAGATGGAAGGTTTGGAGTGGATGTTTAATGATGAAGAAATACCCTTGATGGGATTGGAGATGTTCTCATGAATGATGATATTGTTATTAATAGTGGTGCAGTGACAGGTTCAATTACTATGGCAGATGGTACTTATGGTGTAGTTACTAGTAATGGTATTTCGCCACTAACTATGAACACGGCTAGCACAATAAGTATTCGTCAACCATTTGACATTGAAGATTTCCTAGATGAGCATATCATGAATCGTGTGACAGTTAGTCATAAGGTTCAAGAGCAAGAGTTGATGAAACTAAAGGAAGTTGCTCCAGACTATGCCACAGAAATTAAAGAGAACATCGCTA